TTTTATGGCTGGATACTTGGCAGGGGATGTTGATGAATGGATATACATAGATATTGACGATCAGCATCCGGATAGCATGCGATTTATACGAGACTGTGAAGCGGCAGTCGGAAAAGAGATACGGATTCTGCGGTCAAAGGAATACAAATGCGTGGAAGACTGCGTGAGAGTGTACGGCGGATTCAAGGATGCCAGAAATGGTTTTGCCCCATGTACAGGTTGGCTGAAAAAAAGAGTCAGGAAGGAATGGGAGCAGGAAAACAGAAGATATGATCTGACATACGTCTGGGGATTCGATATGCAGGAAAAGAACCGGGCAGAGAAGATTGTTGAAGCTAACCCACAGGTGAAACATGAATTTCCACTGATAGACCGAAACCTGTCAAAAGAAGAGGTACACGGACTGTTTGAACGGACTTTCAATTTTCCGCGTCCAGTCATGTACGATATGGGATATCCGAACAACAACTGTATCGGATGCGCCAAGGGAGGCATGGGTTACTGGAACCGGATACGTAAGGATTTCCCGAAAGTATTTGAGAGCCGGGCAAAGCTAGAAAGAACAGTTGGACATTCGATGCTGAAAGACAAGAACGGACCTGTATATCTTGATGAACTTGATTCAGACCGCGGAGATATGAATACAGAGATTTTCCCGGAATGCGGGATCATGTGCTACTTAGCACAGAAATAACAGAAAGGAGCCGAGACTTTGGCCAAAGTGAAGCATATGCGGTCTCCTTTTACGAAATGACATACAAAGAGTTTTTGGAAACAAAGATAGAGCTTGCGACAGAGAGCGGATTCATAGTGGATCCGAAGGACGTCAATAAAGCATTGAAGCCGCACCAGCGAGATGCTGTGATGTGGGCTTTAAGAGGTGGCAGACGGGCACTGTTTGATTTTATGGAGGTATAGGTTATGAGTAAATCAAGATATTCCAAGACCAAAGCAGCAGGGCAGCTGGTAGGTATGAGCAGATACGGGAAACAGTTTGGTGGACAGCAGGCGCATTTAGTGCCTACTGAGAACCGGCAGATGAGGAGAATGCGAAAAGATGATTCACGGTGAGTTGATAGTAGATAATTTTGCTGGTGGTGGCGGTGCGTCCACTGGCATTGAGCTGGCAACAGGATACAGTGTGGACATAGCCATCAATCATGATCCAGAAGCCATCCGAATGCACAAGATGAACCATCCTAACACGAAACATTATTGTGAGGATGTATGGCAGGTAGATCCAGTAAAAGCCTGCAATGGGAACCCAGTAGGTCTGGCATGGTTTTCACCGGACTGTAAGCATTTTTCAAAAGCTAAAGGCGGTAAGCCAAAGGACAAGAATATCAGAGGTCTGGCATGGGTAGCATGCCGATGGGCGGGACTTGTGAGACCTAGAGTTATCATGCTGGAAAATGTGGAAGAATTTAAGACCTGGGGACCGTTAAACCGGAGCCATAGACCGATTAAAAGTAAGACAGGAAAAACCTATCAGAAGTTCATTCAACAGTTGCAGGAGCTTGGATATGAAGTACAGACAAAGGAGCTTGTGGCAGCAGATTACGGTGCACCGACTATGAGAAAAAGGTTCTTTCTGATCGCCAGGTGTGATGGAGTGCCGATTATGTGGCCAGAGCCGACACATGGACCGGCAGACAGTGAGGCGGTAAAAGCCGGATTGTTAAAGGCATATGTTGGAGCATATACACAATTTGATTTCTCTTTACCATGTCCCAGTATTTTTGATACTTCCGAAGAAATAAAAGAAAAATACGGGGTCCGGGCGGTGCGACCGCTGGCTCCGAAGACAATGGAACGGATTGCCCGTGGTCTGAAAAAATTTGTTCTGGAGAATCCGGAGCCGTTTATAGTCCCGATTGGATATGGAGAGAGAAAAGGACAAGCCCCTAGAGTACATGACATAGAAAAGCCGTTACCAACCATAGTTGGAAGTGGAAAGCATTATCTTTGTGAGCCGAAACTTGCTCCGATTATTGATAAGGCATATGGTGGAAATTATGCAGGGAGCGGTAGCAAGGTAGATGATCCAATAGATACAATTACCACAGTGGATCACAACCGGCTGGTGGTACCTACTCTGATTCAATATCATTCGGAGACTACAAAAGATGCGGTGAGAGGGCAAACTATCACAGATCCAATCATGACTGTAGATGGTTCAAACCGTTACGGATTGGTTACATCATTTTTAAGCAAATTTTATAAGAGCGGTACTGGGCAGGATATCAGGGAGCCATTACATACTGTGACCACATCGCCTGGGCACTTTGGGGAAGTCAGAGCATTTTTAATTAAATATTACGGTGATTGCACCGGACAGGATATCAAAAAGCCGCTTGATACTGTTACGACCAAAGATAGATTTGGGCTTGTGACCATTGCAGGGGTAGATTATCAGATTGTTGATATCGGGCTGAGGATGCTGGAACCAAGAGAGTTATATGGATGCCAGGGTTTTCCAAAAGACTACATAATAGATCATGATTACACCGGAAAGATATATCCGAGAGCAGAGCAGGTCAAGCGTTGTGGAAATTCAGTTTGTCCGCCGATACCTGCAGCAATGGTCAGGGCTAATCTGCCAGAGCTTTGTGTGGCGGAGAGAATGCCGAATATGCGGATACAGACAGATCAGACCGGACAGCTCCGGTTTGCGTAACTCAACTTAACTCGAGTTAACTCAATTAACGAGTTAAATTAACTCAACTGATGAATTGGAGGATGGAAGATGAATTACGAATTAGAGATCTATAAACTTATCATGATCCCAGACGAAGATGATCCTGATATCTCATATGTTGATGAATTTGGATGGATTAGTAATACAGAATTTTGTGTCTGGATCAACATTACATGGCTTGCAAATTTCATGGAAAGAATCCGAGAAATATTTGGGATAGATGTATTTGACGAGGGTGGGATAGACGCAAAAGTTGGATGCGACTATGTTTTATTTAATTTGGAAGATATAACCAGCATGTATGACGTAAATCTGGAAGAAGTATTTCCCAAAAGCAAATACAGACATTGATGAGGATTGATGCGTTATAGCCTGGATGCCACTGATGGAGCCGTGGAAAGGAGAATGAACATGCCAAGTAAAAGAGTGGTGTATGAATGCAAATACTGTGGGAAAGACTTTGCAATTTGGGATGAATGCGAAGAACACGAAAAGTCACATCTGCGGGATTACCGTCAGGCAGACACAAATGAAATTATCAGGGAATTAAAATGGTTGAGTGATCATTCGTATGGTTATCATGTAGGAAATCTGGTTGTGGGTATCCCAGCTAGTAATTTTGCAAGTCTGATGGACGAAGCGGCAAAACGATTGGAGGGAGAAGCTAATGGAGAATCTTAAACCGTGCCCGTTCTGCGGAGGAGAGGGAAAAATAAAAGCGGCAAAGAAAGATTGTTTAGGATTCGTGATATGGTGCGAATGTAAAGAATGTTATGCTCAGGCAGGTGGATATTGTCCTGATATTAAAAATGAAGACCGCACAATTGAAGAAATTGATTTTTGTAGAAAAGAAGCAGTAAAAGCTTGGAACAGGAGGGCGAATGATGAAGGTGTTGATTGATATTCCAGAAGAATTTGAGGTTGATTATCATACTGACCGCTTCAGAGATTTTTTTGAGCGAGCTGTAGCGGACATGGATGTTATGTGTGGAACATATGAAAGAGAAACTGCTGATGTGCTTGCAAAAGCATTTGAAGAAAGCAGATTATACGATCCGGATAAGGTTGTGGAGCAGTTGGAAGAACGGACAACATTCCTGAAGGAATGCACAAAATATGGGAACAAGGATGCGGAACAGCAGGAAAAGTCATATGCCACCATGATGATGTATGAAGTTGCATACTTGGTAGATGATCTGCTGGAAATCGTGAAAGGCGGTGGAGTAGATGGCAATTAAACCGATTTTATTCAATACCGAGATGGTGCGCGCGATTCTGGACGGCAGAAAGAGTTGCACCAGGAGGATATGCAAAGATGCAAATGAGTATACAGTACCGGATATGGATTTTTATAATGCTGACAGGCGGACTTATGCAGTACATAACTATGCTGATCGAGAACAGACAGAGCAGTTAAGCGTATCAGAGAGAAACTGTCCTATATGTCCGGGAGATATCCTGTATGTTCGGGAAACATTCATTCAGATAGCAGCTCACACTTTTTGGTACAAGGCATATGGTAAATCATGGATGTTAAAAGATTTGCGTTGGCACCCATCCATCCACATGCCGAAAGAAGCGGCGAGAATCTGGCTTAAGGTTACGGATGTACGGGTGGAGCGGTTGCAGGATATCACTGAGAATGGTATCAAAAATGAGGGAATTAGACTCAAGCAAAAAGATTGCGTTAGTAAATTTGATTATATATCGGAGTTGTATTTCCTTTTTAGCAGGCTATGGGATTCGACCATCAAAAAATCAGACCTTGACAGTTACGGATGGAATGCGAATCCGTGGGTTTTTGTGATCGAGTTTGAGCGGTGTGAGAAACCGCAGGAGGTGTGACATGGCTAAACGTTGCATCAGAGAATGTGTATACGGATCAACCGAGTGCTGCATTTGTTGCCCGTCATCTGAAGATTGCAGCATTCAGTGCGAGGATAAGGACAGCTACGAATTTGCAGAGGACTGTCCGGAATATGTGGAGGATGAGGTATGAGAGAGATTCTTTTCCGCGGAAAGCGGATTGATAACGGCGAGTGGGTGGAGTGGAATATGATTACAGGTATTCCGCATGATATACATATTTTGGATAACACCATCTGCCAGTGCACCGGACTTAGAGACAAGAACGGCAAGCTGATTTGGGAGAATGATATTTGCGATAGAAAAGAACAGTATCCAGAGATTGTAAAATATCGCGATGGTGACTGGACATTGGATTACAGTTATGTAAGCCATAAGGAAAGCGGGGTTTGTTACTGCAACTTAGGATTTTATGCAGAAGAAAGAAAATGCGTAGAAGTTATTGGAAATATTTTTGATAATCCGGAGCTGTTGGAGGCGTGAGATGGGAGATAAACCAAATATCGAAGATATGATAAAAGCTCTTAAATGCGTGGCAAGCATGGCTCCAGACGGCGATTGTCATGCGGATATTGAGAACTTCAAACATCTGGACGATGCTGATTTTAAGCGTGTTGTATGTACCGGTTCTGAAAAGCCAAGAGATCCAATAAACGGTGGTGAAGGTCAATGCTGTCCATATTATCAAAAAACATACGGTTGTTGCTTTGAAGATGGGGAGTTGTACTGGCTTGATGATGTAGCTAAATTGTTGGAGGTGTATGATGGAGAGATTAACGAAAACGTACAGTGATGGAACACATGGAGCTGCTGATAACTTACCATGTGGAGAAAATTCTTACGGGTATAAAGGGTTATTGCTTGAAGCGTTAGGAAAATATGAAGATCTGGAAGAGCAGGGACGGCTCCTGCGGTTGCCGTGCAAGGCTGGTGATTCCTTATATAAAGTAGTTGAATATGTGAAAGAACCAATTGTTGAGATGCAGGTTACGGAAGTAACTTTTGAAAATATTTTTGGGGATAAAACTATAAGCATTGAAACACGATATTATGATTGTAATCATAGAATCAAGTATGAAGACAGTTATTTATCAAGTGATATTGGCTGGAGGGTGTTTCTTACCCGCAAGGAAGCCGAAGCCAAGCTGAAAGAAATAGAGGAGTCCCTATGAGCAGAAAAACAATTCCGAAAAAGACAAGGCTGGCACTGTATGAAAAATATAATCACAGGTGCGGCTACTGTGGCTGTGAAATAGCTTATAAGGACATGCAGGTGGATCACCTTAAGCCGGTATATGTGCACGGTGAATATCTGGGAGATATGGATTCAGAGCA